ATCTAGGAAAGAATTGCCAGTCTTTGTAACGTATGGATGTTTACTTATAAGAGTATTAGCATCAATGCTACTACCACCAGAGTAGTTAAAGAAGAAATTAAAAGCACCTGGATAAACCGCAGGAATGTAGTACATCCTTGCAAGATCCTTTGTTTGCGGGTCACCGATTTCTCCAATATCTGTATTAAGGGCGTACCAGAACGACTTGATTTTATCATTTGGGATAGTCTCTTCAATTCTGAACACAAGGCGAAACTTAAAGTAGTCAGCACGAGAACTAGCAGTACTATAACACACGAAATCCAGATCGCTAAATCGAGTGATAAGTTCATTTTTTAGAGCGTCCAGGTCAGGAGCGAAAGTATGCTCATCAACATCAACTGCACACCAACCTCCCCAATATAAAGTATTGACATTGCTACGTGTTGTGCCGTCTGCGAAAATAGCAGGACTGATAAGAGCGGATGAGTTTTTACCACCTTTTTCTCCATGTTTAGTTGATAGACCTTCAAGCAATTCAACAAACTCATCCCAAGTATCAAAAGATGCCTTGCGGTGAGTCTTATTGTCGAATGCGGATTGGAATATAGTCAGTTCGTATTTCATAGTATGTATTATAACACAGTTAATTTCAGAATGCAACCATTATTTTTTAAGAGTTAATAGTCCCATTTGATTGGTCTGAGTCTTGCCTTTGAAGGTTTGGTCATAGTCGAACTCCTTTACTAGTTCATACTTGCCATGTTTGATTACAGCAGACTTTACTGGTGCTTGATCCCAGTTGTCTATCAGTAGATTAGGAATCGCTAACTCGTAGATAACTTCCATGTCATAGAGTGCCGCCGCTTCTGCATGATTACCATCAACCAGTGCAAAGTCAAATACATACTCGTCAACCAATTTATCTTTAACGTCCTTCGTTCTACCTGGTACCCAAGTGAATCGATTGATGTATAATTCATTTAGTGTTTCTACCATATCCCGTCTAATCTGAGGATCGGTACAATCGCCTGGTTTACCAATACGTTCATTGTCAGGAGATACACCAACAATTCTCGCATCCTTGTATATGTCTAACTGGTAAGTAGTTGAATGCCCAATATGAAAACCAATCTCTAATACAGACTTTGGTTTATAGTGTTCTTGTACAAAAGTAAATGCGGCAAACACTTGCTCTGTGGGTGGCATATAACCCCAACCTATGTCGGGGAATGATAAATGATCTAATTTCATTAAAAGAAATCCTCTAGTGATGCTCTCGGTTCAGAACTCCATCCGACTGCCGCCAGAATGGGTTCAAGTGGGTCAAGAAAGGTCTTGGCATACTGCTTATCATAATCGATCTGAGGATTAACACCAAGTTCTTTGGGCAAAGTAGTTGGAAATGATATAACATTCTCTCTGATACGATTAGGTAACTTGAGATAAACAAACTTAATCTTCTCGCCATCTTGTACCAGTTCATACTTATCAGAAAGACCTGCTTTCTTAACATAGTGATTATATAGAAGTGCGCCACGAACGTGAATTGGTGTGCCCTTACTATAGATTCGCTGTCGATCTTTATACTTAGTCAGATCCGAGATGCCTCTTGGAAAGGCGACTGCTTCTGCGCCGAGTGAACTGAACTCTGCCTTAAACTTGCGGATGAATGATTGAACATCGTCTTCAGTGCCTTCGATAATAACCTTAAAGACTTCTTTGAACTTGGCACGACATACTTGAGGAGTACTTGACTTGATCGCTTCGATACCCATCATCTTGAGTTTAGGTTCAGCGTACTGGACACCCTCGTTGTTATGTACATTTAGGATGTAACGCTTCTTCGCCATCCAGATACCACGATCAGCAATAACCTCACGTTCCATCACCATGCGATTGATGTATGCACCAGTATCTTCTGCTAGTGTAGCATATGCATCTGCAATAACTTTCTCGAAATGTTCACCGCATATTTTATCAAGAAACTTAACAGGATCAGCGGGTGAGAACTTATCTACTAAAGGTGCCATGTTAATGTACACCGAGTCAGTATCAATAGCAATAACATAATCTTTCTTATCTTTGAGGAGATTGTTCATCTCGTCATTGACTGCTTTCTCTGCCGTCTTGATAGCACGTTGACCAGACATAGTAACACCCTCGGCGATACGCTGGTCGAAGTAACGGAAGTATTTATTCGCAAGCGCACCATAGAGACTGTTCATCAAAATCTTAATCGCCATCTGCTGATTGTTCAGCGTTGCGATCTCATTCACCAGTTCAGGAGTGGGTTCAATCTCATACTTTTGCTGTGCCGCAAGCATATTCTTTTTGATACTAACACGATCATCATAGAACTTTCGAATCACGTTAGGAATCACACCCTCTTTATCTTTGCGGAACGAAGCACCGTTAGCGGCAATAGCAGTAGGAATATCTTCGTCATAGCACATAGTCTCGGGTGACATATTGTACTGTACAATGATGTTAGGATACAGAGACGCCAAATCGAATGATGTTACCCAGTCGTGTGAACCAACTTGAGGGTCTTTAACATAACCACCAACAATACGACCAACATCGTGATCGAGTGGCGGTTTAGGTGGGATAATAACATTCTTCTTAATCAACTGATTGTAGATGATTGAATCCCAGATAGAAGTTGTGCCGAACGTATCTGTATAGTTTACTTTGGACTGATATGCCATGGTAAGTGCAAGAGCAATTAGACCCATCTTCTCTTCGAATCGCACGATCAACTCAACATCTTTTACGTTATAGTCGATGAACTTCTGGTGATCCTCTCTGTATAGTGTGTGGAGATTACCATGTTCTTCGTATGACAGTTTTGCTTCGCCGAGTATAGTCTGAGCAATATGATCCAGTTTGTAGGACTCTTGCTCACCGTATGTTAGTTTACCAAACTTCTTGAACAGATCGAGATAATCGAGTTGTGAAATGCCTTCGAGATCGTAAGACTGGTCAACACCGTAAGCAGTTTTAATCTCTCGCGCACGAACTATCTTCCAGGGAGAGAATGCTTTAGTAGCATCATCGTTGATTATATTACGGGTGCGATTGACTAGGTATGGAATATCAAACATCTTTGAGTTCCAACCAGTAACGATATCGGGTGAGTTAGCACCCCACCAGTCCAAGAAAGCGCGAAGCAATGCCTTCTCGTCAATCATCTTGAAGTACTCGACATTTAAGTCGTTAGTCGAGGAGTCATAGTCTTTGAGACCCCATACGACATAGGTGTCGCTTTGATTGTTCTTGACACATATAGCAGTAACAGGATGTGCCGCCTCTTGAGGTTTAGGGAAACCCTGATCAGACTGCACCTCAATATCGATTGAACATATATTAACTTGATTTAAGTCCCACTTGATGTCCTCTTGAGGGTATGCAGTACTAATGAATTGGGTTACGAAGTTGGTTTGACCATGTACATCGAAGTTCTTGACGCCTTCGTATTGCTTGGTGAATTCAGTTGCTTCTTTCATGGAATCGAACTGCATAGGTTCGACAGGAACACCGTAGAGTGTATTGTATTTGCCAGTCGCCTTACGTGAGGTGACATAGAGAGTGGGTTGATAAGGTATGCGTAGTTCTACGCGCTCACCGTTTTCATATCCACGATAAAGTAATTTGTTACCGTATCGGGTCACATTTGTGTAAAAGTTCATAGGTTCTCCATAGTATAAGACACCATTATAACACACATGGCGCGGTCAGTCAAGCAATTTATAATGTAACGAAGTGAAAGTTTGGGTGTGTCTTTGAATTGTAGTATCGTTCTTTTCCTTGGAATCTAGTTCTATCTGTTACTGTGCAACCTTGATTCTCATCTATTAACTGAGTAATAGGACTATCAAGTACTACACTGGGTCGAGTGTGAGCAACAGAAACATTAACCGCTACACCCGTTTTGTTATCCATGCCTTTCTTTGGCCAGTAGACATTGAATCGATTGTTGTTGTTTGCTCTACAGTATAAGTCAGTGACAGTATGGAGTATACTCATAGGTCCACGACAGTTGTGCCTCTCGTCATTAATAACATGATCACAAAACATCTCTGCGACTTCAGGTATGACAGTATAACACTCAAGCGCAATACCGATATTACAAGTAGGCATCTCTGTGTATTTTAACATGATTCGTCTAAAGATGTCAACCTGTTCAGGAATTAAATATGCATCATGCTCCATAATCCACAGACGTTCACCACTAGCAATTCGCCGCATGAGTCTGAAGGTTGAATGAATATGTGCTACTTCTTGAGGAGATCGATCTTTATGTTTTGATAACGTAAGATGTGGGAATAAGGTATCTGGAGTTATACATTGTATTACGTTTATGTTGAGTACGTCAGATACGCATTCAAAGGACTTGAGAGATAATTCGTTGTATTTCACTGCGAGTGGATTGTTTAGATCAACTCCCATATATGCTTCAATCATTTACTCATTCCTAAAAGGGTTGGGAGGCATTTCACCTCCCGAGTTTTGTTAGATTAGTGCTGTGATAGATACAAACATTGCGACAGTACACATTGCTCCTACCAACAAAGCACCAACTTTGTCTACTTTAGACATTGACATCTCTATTTTCTCCACGAAAATTATACGATTAATTTAATTAATTGATTTTAATTTTACGTGGACGCTTCTCTGCGGGCAATTCGACCTTTAGATTAACTACAAGGATTCCTTTGTCCAGAGTCGCTCCTACTACTTCTACATACTCAGAAAGTCGAAAAGTTCGTTGAAACTTCTTAGTGGAAATACCTTTGTGAAGGTATTCAACAGGCGCATCCACTTTTTGTTGATTGCCTGCTATGTTCAAAGTTCTTTCGTCCTGCTCGATAACTAAATCATCCATCTCGAAACCCGCGACTGCTATCTCTATCACATAATCGAACTCGTTGATTTTCACAACATTATGTGGAGGGTAAGTGTCCTTAGCATTTCTAGTTACAAAATCTAGTTCGTTAAACAGGTGGTCAAAACCCACAAATGATGCTCGTGGATATAGACTGGGTACTTTGATACTCGTTGCGTTCGTCATAGTGCTTCTCCTTAATTAAAAGCAAGATAAAAATGTAGACCGGACCATCCGCATCTACGCGCTTATTTATACTAACAGTAACCCTGTTTCGTATAAAACTTGTACAGATCAACATAGTATTGAAACTGTATTGGACTGTGATCAGGATTAGGAAGTTCTCCGAAGAGTTCTTCCATCCTGTGTATATGTTCTTCTACTGTCACTTGTTACCTATATTATACTTGGGACATAACTCCCATTCATTCTTTTCTTTGTGAGAAATAATCTTAATCTGTCTTAGTGGTGCGCATTCAGCAACCATCTCTTTATCAACGATGCTTACTAAACCCCAATCTGCTAACAACTGAGCAATACTATTTCTTCGTAGTAGATCCATCTCTTCTAAATTAGACTTCTTTCCGTCTAGTAGAAACAGTTCTTTGAAATGAACAATGAAGTATCTGCCTTGCTTGTGTAGAATATGACAAGACTGAAACAGTTTATTCTCTTTGCGAGATGCGACACCCATTCGTGTCAGTGTCTCGCGCACTTTTAAGAAGTCATCGGGTTCTTGAAGAATAACTTCTAACATATCGGACGATGTCCATAATTTAATTCCTTCCACCTTTATAGATCCTTTTTTTAATACTTGCTATTTGGTCGGGTGTGAGGAGTTTAAGAGCAGACTTTGCTTTCTCGTTGCTATAACCATAATACTCTTTAACTACATCCACTTCATCAGATTTAGTCGCTTTATCCCATTTAGAGAACCGCTTCCTCTTTCTAACTATATTTAGTAGAAAATGAAATTGTAGTTTTTTGTCAATTGCCCAGTGCTGATTCATAGCATTAGCAACAGCAACAGTGTCAGGGAAGTAAGAAAGGGATCTATTTACCATATATGGAGCATAACCCTTCTCAGTCAGGTCATCTACCATCAGGTCTTTCTTACTTAGATTAATCGCCATCACATAATCAAAAGGGTTCATTGTAGAATACGCCTCTTAGCAATTGCTGTATTCTGAAAATGTCCATAGCGATATCGTGTGCAGGGTTGTGAGCAATGAAGTCGCCATCATTAACGCCCTTGGGTACGAATGAGTTATTGATATTAATACCATGACCAATTGCAATGCCTTCGATCATAGTACGAGTATCACGAACATCCCAGAATTTGTAGGGTTCTGATGCACCGAGTAGATTGCATATAGATGTAGTGAGAACAGGATCGAAAGTGTTGCCTCGAGTATAAACTAATTGACCAGGTGTCATTGTTGCTCGAAGAAACGCTGGTAGTTCTGTGATTGATACATCTGTTGACAGAGGTTTGAGTTGCGACATTGCCGCTTCTCCTTGCTTCTGCCACCACGCGAGTGTATTCTTATCTACAATACGTCCATACTTCTCGACCTGCTCTTTGACATCAAACTTCATTATCTTAGCAAGACCAACTAAGTCCATATAAGAGTATGGAGTATCAGAAAGAAACATATCTTCGTCAACTGTCATTGCCGCCACGTTCACTACAGGAGCAGTGTTCAAGTCAGTGCCTAATGTTTCATAATCATATATGTTAATCATTAGATCATCTCCACATTTGCCATTACTTCAGTCATACAAGCAACAATGTTTAACTCATGGTCAGCAACAAATGCCGCCTTATATTGATAGTCAGCAAGAATTAATACTAACTGCGGAATAGAACCTGGATCAACTCGATCATACATCTTATCATACAGTGAGCGGAAGATGGTCGAGGTATCTACATCAACATTATTGACAACCCAAGAGCGCATCTTCTTAAAGTCTTTTGCTTTCAGCGCGGCGAACAGTTGATCGACTTGACTATCAGTACTATCGATAGCAATAGAGTCAAGTTGACCACCCATTGAATAGCGTTGACATTCATTAATCACTCGTCTCCAATCTGGGGCGTGTTTCATAATCATGTTAGCAATCAGTTTATCACTATACGTAACACCTTCGGCGTCAAGAATTGTCTTGAGTCGTTCCATGAACTGACCACACAATTGACCCATATCTTTCTTAGATGTATTGAATTCATATACACCACAGCGAGAATGAATAGGTTCGATGATACGGTTCTTGAAGTTACAAGTTAAGATGAATCTACAATTGTCCGCAAACTCTTCGATGAAACCACGTAGTGCGGGTTGAGTTGATTGAGCATTAAGATAATCTGCCTCATCTAGGATAACAACTTTAACG